TCTTTAAAGAATGCTGAAGCAGAGGCTGAAGTAGAGCTTGGTGTTTGGGAAATTGAAGAGGAGCCCAAGCCCAAGCCATCACCTAAAGCTAAAGTAACTATTAGGATCCCTGAAAGGGTACCCTTAGAAAAGACTGTAGATGTTATTAATGTAGTTAATACATTGATGGAGATCCCTATGGAAGAGCTGGAAAAAATGGATCGTATTCCAGCTGCTATTCCAAAACTACATGGGTATGTTCATAGACGCATTCCTCGTCGCCAGTTTCATGGGCCAATCTAATAAAGTTAACTCCTTGAGTTTTAAACTTTTTCTCTACCCATTCAATGTATTCCGACTTATTTAAGTGGGTTCTATAGGTTAGTAGCATCATCCGAGCTCTTAACTCGAATTTATCTTCTACATCCTCCACTGAAATAGTTTCTCCTGGACTAATCATAGAAACTTTAGGAACTGGATTTGGATTTGGATTTGGATTTGGATTTGGAATAGCAGCTGGAATACGATCCATTTTTTCCAGCTCTTCCATAGGGATCTCCATCAATGTATTAACTACATTAATAATGTCTACAGTCTTTTCTAAGGGTACCCTTTCAGGGATCCTAATGGTTACTTTAGCTTTAGGTGATGGCTTGGGCTTGGGCTCCTCTTCAATTTCCCAAACACCAAGCTCTACTTCAGCCTCTGCTTCAGCATTCTTTAAAGACTCGGATTTAAAAATCGCCTCCAATTTATTTCCGGACATTCCTTCTTTACTATTACTTTTTTATATTCTTAAGGCATTTTTTTGGAATCATTTTTTTTTTCGCATTTTTGGTTATACCTCCTTTTTTCCTACTATATTAAAAAAAAATAAAAAAAACCCGTATAAACTATTATTTGGATTTGGATTTGGATTTGGATTTGGATTTGGATTCTTATGTATTTTTATCTAAAACTCGGTAAATACCCTAATTTCCTACTATTTTTTCTAACTTTTAATATTTTATTAAACTCCCGACTCCAAACTATTTTAATCCAACTTATTTTACGCTAAACACACTAAACACGGACTATAAACGCAAGCCGAAGGCGTGTCATTTTCTAACCTTAAGGACGAAGGCGAAGCCGTAGTCCCCCTATGAGGCGAAGCCGAATTCGTCGAAGACGACACCGGAGGTGCCGCCCGCATGGGCGGAATAATTCTAAACCACGCAGTGGTTTAACGACGAAGGACGAAGTCCGCAAACCCAATGCTTTCTAACCTAACGGGGCAACATATATATTTAATGTTAGTTGCCCCCGGGCGTTCACTAGTGAACGCCCGCCCGCCACCGCATATAATGCGGTACATACTACGGATTAGATATTTTAAAGCGCTATAAAAATATCTCTTTCCTATATAAAGGAGACAATGTCGAGTTATCAAAGGAAAGCTTATCCAAAGAGGGCTCCAAAAAAGTCCCAGCCCTCTCAGAGGAGCTCTTATCAAAAGAAACAAGCTCCGAGGTACCAAAAGAGCCGCTACCTAGCCCCCGCGCTAGGGTATGCTGGACAGGCTGTTGGTACTTACTATGGTGGTGCCGCCGGAGGTCGTATAGGTAGACAAGTAGGCCGTTTAGCAGGACACGGGTTTAAAACCCTAACTGGATACGGCGATTATACCGTTCGTAAGAACACCCTCACTCCCGGTCACCCACCTGCCGTCCACAACGGTGCTATCCCAGGCGGAGCAGTAGTTATCTCCCACAGGGAGTTCCTTGGAGATGTTGTATCTTCTTCATCTGCGAGCACTTTCGACCTCACTTCTTATCCCATTAATCCCGGATTGGAACAATCCTTTCCTTGGCTGGGCCAAGTTGCTGGAAACTTCCAGCAGTATAAGATTATGGGTATGGCCTATGAGTTCCGTAGTATGTCAGCTGATGCTCTCAACAGCACTAATACTGCCCTTGGACAAATTATTATGGCCACCAACTATGATGCTCTAGCTCCCCTCTTTCAGTCCAAGGCTGAGATGGAAAACTCGGCTTATGCCCAGAGTATTAAACCCTCTTCTTCTTGTCTCCATCTCATCGAGTGCGATACCTCCACTCTCCCGATCTCCGAGCTTTATCTTCGAACAGGAGATAATCCTCCTAACTCCGATCTTAGGATGTACGATCTCGGTAACTTTCAGATCGCAACCAATGGATTTCAAGGCTCAAGTGTGAACGCAGGTGAACTATGGGTCACATACCAGATTATGCTTCTTAAGCCCAAAATTGTCGATGCTACTGGAGAGGACGCAGGATTTTGGACTGGTTGGAATACCACTTCTATCACCAACGGTGGTCCTCTTGGAACTAATACCGGCTGGGCTGTTAAACCCGGTACTGGTAACAGTATTGATGTTGATTTCTCCAGTTCTAGGATTATTGTATTACCTCCAACTGCTTTACCCAAGTCCTATCAACTCACTTTCACTTGGGTCGGAACTCGAACTGCAAACCTTGTGCGACCAGATTTCTCTTCTTATACGAATGCTTCTATTGGCGAGTCTATCTATACCATCGACGGTGGTGCGAGCTATGTTGCACAATGGCAGGCTCCTGATACCAATGCCGCTAGCGATTCTACTACTCTAACATGGGTAGTCCATGTCAACACTGTTGGTAATGGTTTAGAATCTAGACTTACTCTTGGAGCCGCGGGTACTCTACCTGCATCAGTTACATCACTACTTTTAGTAGTCCAAGAGATCCCTAATGATGCTCTTTAAGTTGTTACTATTTTTATATACATGGGATTCCATGTATATACCTACACTAGCTTATACTAGTCCAGCCCAACTTGGCTGCGTATTACCATCAACTTCTACTCCACCTCTGAACTTCTCTATTTGTTCCATTCTCAGTTTATACTGATCGACTTTAACCAAGTGGTCATCATTGATAATTTCAAAAATCTTCCATCTATCAATGCTAATAGTTTCATGGCCGTTAAACCAAGTCATTGGAGGCCAATTAGCAAAAACTACTACATGAGGCTCATCGAACTCCAAGGCTCTACCTTGATACTTCTGTGTGGTCACACATCCATCTTTAATATCTTCGATGTACCTATACATTCTCTCATGATTTTCGGTCTGTCTTGCTAAGTTGATAAACAGACCCCAGGCCTCCCACCCTGATTTCAACATACCTTCTATAGTGGTTGCTCCATCTCTACTATTTCCTAGATCCCCGGCTCTTCTATATTTCACGGGATCTAATAAACACATATTCTTAGAGAACCAACTTTTACCAGTATTTCCTACTGGCTCGTATACCCAAATAACATCACGATTATTGGGAGTCTTTTCAAGCATATCAATAATCTCCTGTTGCCAAGGTTTCCAAACAGGAGTTTCAACTACCCTAGTTCGACGCCTAAAGTTTCCATCAGATCCAATCTGGTGTAGGGCGATGATACCTAGAGCATCGCTAGGTTTTTCTACAAACTTCTCTAGTGCTTCATGGATAGTAGCACAGGCTTTAATCTTTGTATACAAAGGAGTATTTATAGTTAGTAGATCCGCGTTAGCTGGGTCTTCTTTAGCTAAGTAAGCCTTAGTGTCCATAGACCCTTCTTTAGGAATAGTTTTACAATGAGGATGAATATTTTCATAATCTAAGCATCTATTACCAGTTATGTTACACCGTCTTTTCAACTCGATGTAAACATGGGTATGTTCATATGGACATTCTTCTTCATCATCTTCATGATCCCCTGTTTCATGAGCCAACCTAATAAAACTAATACCTTGCTTAGCAAACTTCTTAGTAGCCCATTTTGTATACTCTTCTTTATCTAGATGAGTTTTATAGGTAATAAGAAATCGTTGTGCGTTTAGCCTGAAGGGCTTACCTTCCTGCGTCTGCGTCTGCGTCTGCGTCTGCGTCTGCGCGTCTTCCATTTAATTATGTTTTAGTTATCCTTATGGTACTTTCCATAATCATTTTTATTTTTCACATTTTGTGATATTATAGGATATACGGGCAATGGAGACGCCGTTAGGCGGCGACCTGCAGAGGCCGAAGGCCGTGAACCCACGACTAAGGCCTTTAGGCCGTTCTTTCTAACCTTTCGTGGCGATAGCCACGCCGCCCGTATGGGCGGAATAGTTCTAGCCCCGTTAGGGGCGTAAAGACTAAACCTATGTACTAAACCAAGAAAAGTCAACAGGTACGTAGTACCGTTTAATGTTAGTTGACTTTTCTCCCCTACGAGAAATCATAGGGAAAAGATTATCGCTACCGATACTATATACGTGAAAGCGCTATAAACGTATCGTTTTACTATATAAACACAGACAATATGTCGTCCTATCAGCGAAAATCTTATGCGAAACGTGCTCCAAAAAAGGAGCAGGCCCCTCAGAGGGGCTCTTACCAACAGAAAGCACCAATCAGATACCAGAAGAGCAAATACCTAGCTCCTGCGTTAGGCTATGCTGGACAAGCGGTTGGTACTTACTACGGCGGTTACACCGGCGGTCGTTTCGGTAAACAGGCAGGCCAACTTATTGGCCATGGTTTCAAGACCCTCACAGGTTATGGCGATTATACAGTTCGTAAGAACACCCTTACTCCTGGTCATCCACCTTCAGTCCATAACGGTGCTATTCCAGGCGGAGCAGTAGTTATCTCCCACAAGGAGTTTCTAGGAGACGTTATCTCCTCTTCATCTGCGAGCACCTTTGATCTTACCTCCTATCCTATTAACCCCGGACTCGAACAGTCCTTTCCTTGGCTTGGACAAGTAGCTGGAAACTTCCAGCAATACAAGATCATGGGTATGGCCTATGAGTTTCGAAGTATGTCAGCTGATGCCCTCAACAGCACCAATACTGCCCTTGGACAAGTTATCATGGCTACCAACTATGATGCTTTAGCTCCTCTCTTCCAGTCCAAGGCTGAGATGGAAAACTCCGCGTATGCCCAGAGTATTAAACCCTCTTCTTCTTGCCTCCATCTCATTGAGTGTGATACCTCCACTCTTCCGATCTCCGAGCTTTACCTCCGAACAGGAGATAATCCTCCTAACTCCGATCTTAGGATGTACGATCTCGGTAACTTTCAGATCGCAACCAATGGATTTCA